CTCTTAAATTATATTCTTTCCAATATTGATTGCCTTTTGCATCATATGCATCAACTGCATGAGTAGGACCGCCATTCCATGCAGTTAGAGCACCTTTGTAATCTCTAGCTAATATAGAAAGAATTAATGGTGCCCATTGTGTTTTGGTGTTAGGATTATCTTCTTGATCTAATTTATGTTTTTCTTGAACAACTTTAGCTGCAGCTAGATTATTTTCAGGAGTAGGATTATCTCTTACAGAATGTAATATATTTAACCCGTTATAAGCATTTGGATCTTTAGAATCTATTGCGGATTCATTTTCAGGATTGTTGTTTTGCTCTGTAAAGTATGGCATTATTTACCTCAACATAGTAGATACAACACTATCCAATGCAGGATTATTTCCAAAATCCATTACGCTTGGACTAGGTGTTAAACCAGATCCTGTTACTGAATATGGAGTTGTTGCAGGTGTTACAGTTGGTGGAGTACCTTTTTGTGCTTGAGACATAGAATTTAAAGCACCAGATAAATTACCACTCATCATTTGAGATCCTGCATTGCCAAGATTGCTCATTTTATTTGTTATTGGTTCTGCTGCCTTGCTTAACGCTTCAGACCAACTATCAGCAGTATTACCTGTTCTAGGTATTACTGGTTGCAATGTGTCAGTTGGAGCTATACCTGCATAGTTCATCCAATTGCCATATTCATTTTTAGATCCAACAAAACTAGCAGGATCAAATTGGTTATTAGACATTGTCATAATTTAAACCCTGAACCCTTGCTTGAACTGCCACCAGTAGTTCCTTGTGTTCCAGAATAATTTGGTGTTTGTGATGGAGCCCCAAATAGTAAACTTGCATACTGACCATAATTTGTTAATGGTGCAGATGCATATCCTAAAGTTGATCCAATAGTTCCAGGTGCTGCGCCTAAGTTAGCAGTACCCGCATTAAGTAACGCTTGTCCTGCACTTGCTCTACCCTGAGTGATTCCTGCCTCAGTTTGTGCTGCAATAGATCCAAGAGTTTGTTGATTAATGTTTTGCGTTTGTTGAGCTGCCAAAGCATCTCTAGCAGACCCAAGTTCACCTGCCCCTGCAAATCCTGCTTGTTGTGCTACATTGGCTCTTTGTGCCGCTTGTTCGGCAGGAGCTAATGCACCTTGAACTTGCTCTTGTTCATATTGCGGACTAAATAAATTACTTAACCCTTGTGTACCTTGTTGTAAAGCATTAGCACCAACATTGCCTTGTATATTACCTGCGGTATTAGCAGTATTTATAGCATTTTGTGCAGCTTGATTAACCTGCCCTGCTTGACCTTGATATGCCTGACCTGCGCCTTGTGTAACTCCAGAAAGCGTAGGTAAATAACTTTGCAGAAACTGGTTCTGTAAGTTAATAGTTTGTATTTGCTCAGGTGTTAGTTGAGCCTGAGTTGATTGACTACCTGATGACTTTCCTCCACCCATGATTAACCCTTCCCTTTGCCAGTTTGTTTTGGCTGATATGCTTGGTTATTGAATACTGGTTGAGTACTATTGCCTACTGTATTCATGTAATTGTTTGGTTGTCCCATTATAGGTTGTCCAGATGAAACTGTGTTAACCGCTTGACCAGGTTGACTAGGTTGCATAAGTTGACCTTGTTGGCTACCACCCTTACCCTGTGGCGCAACTCCTACAGGTGTTCCTGGAGGGTTTGCATCTTGTCCTGGTAAAGCAGAAGATGTTTTACCTCCTGACATTTGTGTTTGTTGTCCCATAGTTAACCTATTTGATATTGATATGAATTTGCATTAACAATAGTTGCAGATATTGATTGACCTAAATTTGTTCCAATTGAACTGTAATTGCTAAGATTAATGGTTGATGCAACTAAACTGTAGTTTCCTACCGCTAATTGGGTTGTGTTTTGGTTGAAGATGTTTTGATAACTAAAAGGAGACCCTAGTTGAGAATAAAACAAACCAGGGCTAGTTAAATAATATTGATAAGTAGCACCAACATGATAAAACTCTTGCAACAATGTGTAAGTACTTCCATTGTAAAGATACAGTCCCCAAGTAGCACTTATGGCATATGCAGATGTAGTTCCATTGTTTGTATTGAAATAAATTGATCCAGATGCCCCTAAAACAGTACTAGCTACCTTAGTAACAGTAAAGTTAAATAAGTTGTAATAAGCACCAACTGTTGGAAGGTTTAATAAAGAAGTAGCATTTGTACCTCCTAATACTAAACCATTTAAATAAACTCCTGTACCATCATCAATAATATTAGATGAGGTTGTTCCAAAAGCAAAAGTACCATTTGGATTAATTAAACCACCCGCACCACTACTTATAGTGTGATTAACAGAATCAATAACAGGAGGTGTAGTACCTGCATTAATCGTAGATGAGTTAACTGTTACTGCATTTAATGTACCCGCAGTAATGGTTCCAAGGTTTGCGTTTATTGCGCTTAAATTACCTACTTTCAGGGTTGCCAAATAAGGAGCACCCCAAAGTGTTAAACTATTTGCAGGATTAAATATTCCATCTATTTGATAGACATTTTGACCTGCAAGGTAAGAAGGAGGAGTTGCAACCCAATGCTCACTTCCACCCCAAGTATTATCTGGAGGAAATGTTGCATTTCCTGTGGTTGTAAAAGTTGTTGGAGTTCCTGCCAAACTTGTGGAAGTTAATGCATAAGCACTTCTACCCTGCAAATTTGTTGCAGTAGAAACTTGAGTTAAATCAATAGGAGTAGCAGTTATTGGATTTTGATATGCAGGAGTTGGCTGAGATGTAGCAACCAACAGATTTATTTGCAATCCACCAAATGTTTGATACCAAAGAAGATTACCTCCTGAAAAAGTACCATTTATTTGATACCAAACGTAATCAGCAGGGTTGGTTGAATAAACATTAGTATTTGTATTTCTCAACCCATAAAAACTATTAGTTGACAATGGAGTTGATGAAAAATTAGCAGACCCAGAACCATTATCTGCATAAGCAATATCTAAATATCTATAAAGATATGCAGTAGTTTGGCCATTGGTTGCAGTAGCAGTAGTATTGGTTGAGTTAACTATTCCTGTACCAAAATTAGGATTAAAGTTGGTATTAAGATTTGCAAGGATGTAGTTGATTGCTCCCGCCAAATCTTGCGAAGATGAGTTTGGCTGAACAAAGTAAGTCATTAGAATGCATCCTCAACAATCGTAGATAAGAATGTCATAGCAGTCATATTCCATACGCTTGTTGCATCATTAGAAGCAACTTTAAGAGCAACTGTTCTTACATCATTTTGTTGCGTAGTAACCCAAGGATTATCAGTAATGACAAAAACTGTTTCAGTCTCACCAAATACAGGAGTTTGACCAACAGAACTTGATCCACCCAAAGTAATGCTTATTACAGGGTTAACAGATGGATTTGTTGTACTAACTTCAGGAAATAACCTATGTACATACAATTTATGTGGATAGGAGATAGGATTACCTTCAGGGTCTAACAATGTCATGTTATCTCTTTGAAATAATGTCGATATGGCATTTCCTGAAAAAGATGTACCTTGACCTGTCTGAACCAGTTGTAAGCCTCCTACGCCTGTATTAGGAGCATAGACAACGCATCTAGATGATAAATTAAATGTTCCACCTGTTGTACCACCAGAATACACAGGAGCTTCTACTGCCATAGCAGAGTTGTTAATTGTCTTAGGAGGATTCCATACTTTAAGATCGTATCTGTAAGACAACATCTTATTGCAATACCCAGTAGATGTTAAATCAGGATAGTAAATCTCTACTTGATATTTTTTAGTATTGTTAACTACATGAACGTGTTGTATGTAGCTAGGGTTGAGGTTGGCATAAAAATAATTTTTTAACTTTTGATTGGCTAACGATACAAAGTTACTTCCATCAAATGCCCAAATATCTCTAGCATCAACCCCATAAACCACATCATCACCATTATCCCAACAGTTTTGATTAAGTAATCCTCTACCCCTTTTAAAAGGAGATATAGCAAATACAGGTGCGTTATAACTTTGGTAAGCTATTGGAGAAAAGATAACTGTATCCCAGTAGCTACAAACATAGAAATTAGGACCCAAAGGAAATCCATCAACTATTGGACCTCTAACAGGAATTTCTAATTCGTTAGCAGTATTGGTAAGAGTTGGTGCCCAGGTTGCAGGAACACCAGTATTAGCAAAAGACTGACTCCATCTTACTGAAGTAGGATAGTTCTTTGTTGTTGTTGAAGTGCTTTTGGTTAAGTTACCCGCAATAAGAATATTACCAATATTTGGAGAGGAATATTCTCTAACAAACGCTGCTTTGACAGATGTAATACCTAATGAACCTTCATAGTTCCAAACATAAGTATTAGGTGTTTGATCAGAATAAGCATTGTCATACAGACGTATTTGCGTATCTGAAGGCAATAAATACATTGGCGGGTTAATGCTATCGTTAATGATAAACACTTGCCCAATCCAAGAACCTGTTATTGATGGATTGGATGAATAACCTGTACCAACAAATGGTGATGGAGGAGTTATTGTAGAAATACCTGCGTTATCTAATTTGTACCAAATTCCTGCTGAAGTAGCAATGATATAGGTCCAACTATTGTTGAATCTAAAACCACCTTCAATAAAAATTATGTTCCCAGTTATTGCAGTTAATATTGATATTTCACCATCAACCTTTTTTAACCCACGAACATCTGCCTCAATGTTATAACCATTGTTATATTCATTTGGCAATAAAGCATTACTTGGAACATCAGGAGTAAAACTTAGATTGGCAAATGGAACTCTTAGTGGTGTATAACCTTCAGCCATGATTAACCTTTATGCAGAAGTTATAGTTTGCCAAACAGATCCTGTGTATATACAAAGTTTGCCAAGTGTTGAATCAAAAACAATATAACCCGCAGTAACTGTTAAAGCATTTTTTTGCGTAGTTGTTACCACAGGTACTTGTGCGCCATTTGTACCATCTAAAACAATCATATTAAACTCCTAATTGCTTTTGTGAAGCAACCTTAGCCTCATATGCTGATACTACCTCTTCTGTCCACACCGCACTAGCAATAGCAGGTACAGGACTAGGATCAGTATGAACACCAGTATCTCCAGGATGACGTACCCATCTTGTAAAGTTTCTAGCAATCTCAACACCGTCTTTAGTGATGATTTCTGCTTGGCGTATTTGAATAGTGCCGTCTTCTAGCACTTCTGTTTTGTCGATAATTGTTGTTGATGATAATGTCATGTTGACTCCTTAGAATTGAGTTTCGTATGTTATTGAAAAACAATAGCTATAACCGTTTGTCCAAGTAATTCCGCCATTTGTTGTTGTCCAAATAATCATATTTGATGTGTTTTGTGACATAGCAGTTTGAAAAAGGTAACCTGTTGTTGAATTTTCTCTTGCTACGCCAATAAAATTTGTACTTACAGTCGCATTTGCTAAAACAGTAAATGGAAAAGATGAGACTACGGCATATCCTGATCCAGAGGTATTTGTAAGATTAAAATATCCTTGAACAACAACACTTCTTCCTATTTTTGTGTAAGTACCGCCAGATGTATAAGTAGGACTTCCACCACCATTTGCAGTAACTGTTGGCGTCCAAGTCCCTGCCTCATAATCATTGAGCGTGCTATTAACACTAGCAGAAGAATTATTGAATACTATGCCACCACCATTTTGTAGCATCTGTAAGTTATTACCAGTAGTAACACCTAATACGTTACTAGTACCATTATTAATAATGACACTACCAGCACCACTACCTGTAATTAAATCTATGTTAAGTTGACCATAACTCATAATAATTCTCCATGGTTGGCATATCTTCCATGATATTTATTTCTTGCTTCATAGGCTACTAATTCTGCAAGTTCTAAATCTTCATAATTCATTTTCATTCTTGTTGATGCCATGTTATGCTCCTTTCAGTCTACGTTCAACTGCATATTTACCATACATAAGGTCTTGCATTTCTTCTGCGACTAAACCTGCAAGCTCTAAATCTTTTAAATACTTAACCATAGATTTACCATTTGCACAAACTCTTGCAACCCAAGAATTAGATTTTTTATGCCAAGATACGCCACGGTATCCAGAAGTATTATTGCCAGATTTAACTTTATTAAACTGGTTTTGACTGCGGGTAACAGAACGAAGGTTTTCTAACCTATTATCTAGTCTGTTGCCATTAATATGATCTATTTCTTTAGGAATTTCACCATAAACATACATCCAAATAAGTCTATGAGCCTTGTGTTGCTTCATGTTAAATGTGATGTGCCTATACCCTGTCGAGTGAATAAAACCCGCCTTTTGACCGATCAAATGGCTTTGATTTAAATGAATAACATTTTTCCAGTACAAGTGGTCATCCTTGTAGTCAAAGTAATGATGTAATAATTCTTGGGTAATCATGGGTGTGTAGCCTTATATGATTCAAATTTAGCATCTAATTCTTGCAAAGATGTCACTAATAACCAAATAACTTCACTAGCATTAAATCTTTTAATATCGGTTTCTTCTGTATCCGTAGGGTTTAATTTTGCAGAATAAGTATCAACTGTATCAGGCAAAACGGTCATAGCTTCGTCTGCAATAACACCAATTCCAGCCTGCCCATTTACAGAACCTCCCAAACCGTTGTAAACCCAAGTTTTTACTTTAATTTGATTTAATTCAGTAAGACCTTTTGTATAAAGTGCTTGATTATTTTTTAGTCTTGTATCAGACGGGTTAGCCCAAACTGTTCCAGTAGCTTTGGTTGCAGTTGCTCCAGAAATAGTTAAATTTCCAGAGTTATCCAATAACATTGCTGTAGTAGATGATACGTTTGCACCTGCTGAACCTGATGGTGCTACAGTCCATACATGAGAGCCACTACTTGTGCCTATGATGTAATTACACGCATAACCTGTATTTTTATAAACAGTTGCACTACCATTGTAATAACTGTTATAAGTTATTAAACCACCATTGCTATTATTACCATTAAAAGCAATAGCTCCTTGTACACTACCTCCAAGTTCTATTGCGGGTCTATTTGCACTCCAAGCACTAGGTGTAGTTTGTATACCAACATTCTGTGATGTATCTATTGTTACCGCAGTAGTCGTGCCGTTAGTTTGTAGCTGAAGTACGCCCGATGTATCAGCCGTATATACTAAAGAAGTTGTTGTCGTTGTTCCTGCACTTATTGTTGATGCCATGTTTGTTCCTTAAATAATTATCCATCTTTGTGATGGTGCAACAGTAATGCTAATTCCTGAATTAATGGTTATTGGTCCAACAGAAAAACCATTTGTTCCTGCACCAATTGTATAACTTACGTTAGCAGTAGAGTTATTTACTTGAATAGCTCCACCCGCTTGTGCGCCACCAATTCCACCCCATTGACCATTTATATAACCTTCAAATTGATTAGTGGTTGTGTTAGCCCTTAACATTCCTGTAGAAGGAGATCCTGCACGTTGAGCAGTAGTTCCCGCAGGAACTTGAATCTCCCCTGTACCTGTCATAGTAATGTCACCAGATGCAGTAAGGGTTGTAACGCTTGTAGCACCTGTTAAAGCAAGATTATCCCCAGATTGGAGTTCCTCTATTTGCGTACCACTTATAACTAATGGAATTCTTGCAGTCATTTCTTTTCCTTAAACAAGAGGAACATTCACAATCGTTCCACCATATAGTAAAACTTGTATATAACTATTTACCGCCAGTACAACCCTTGTTACCCCTGTGTACAACAATACTGGCAAACCAGAATAAGCAATAGGACCCGTAGGTCCTGTCGGACCAAAAGGACCTGTAGGACCTGTCGGTCCAGTTGGACCACCATAAGGACCTGTTGGACCCAAAGGTCCCGTAGGACCCGTGGGACCGCTAATAGGCGGTGCAAAATAAAGAGCAGGAGTACTCCAACTAAGTACAGTTGGTGCAATAGAGTTAACTACTGAAACAGATACCCAAACATCATTACCAGTAGACGTTATTGGTGTTGCTGACCATCCAGTTGGAGGAGTTCCTACATTTGTAGTAAAGTTCCAAGAACCACCAGTTGGTGTTGCAGGTTGAGTAACACTTTGAATGTAAATAGGCCATATAAAATAGGTAACTGTGTTTACACCTGGGTTACCATATAACCCATTGTTTTCACCATTCCCAGAATAATAGCTACTTGTTATCATTTAAGTCTTCTTGCATTTGCAATAAGTTGTTAATTAACCTAACGTCCGTAGGGTTTAATTCTACTGCTTTCTGACAAAATTCAATTGCTTTTCCCTTTAGCCCAATATTCCACGCAGAAATACTGGCTAAATCCCAAAGTTTTTCAGTCCAAGCACTTGGATCCATTGTGTAAACCGCTTCCTTATCAACAATCTTTAAAGCAGTCATTGCACTTGAATAACACTCTTCCCACATAGAACATCTGTAAGAATACATTGCCAAATCTAACCAAGGCTCTCTAGTGTTAGGAGCTTCTGCACAAGCCAACCTGTACCATTTTAGGCATTCCCAATGGTTACCAAGTTCTTCATAGCTTTTGCCTAACAACCTCATCGCATAGCATCTCTCATTAATCCAAGTAGCTTCAGGCATCTTTAAATACTTATGTAAAGCATCTATAGCCTCTTGCCAACGATAATTAAAGGTTAACTCTCTGCAATGATAAAAAGCATTCCTTGGACAATGTGGATCTTCTTTAACCGCCATCTCTAGTAAATCCATATATTGACCTCTTGATTTTGTTGGATCAGGTTTATGAACTACTAACAACATATCTGTTTGTGCCCAAACTTCTACAGTTCTTGGGTCTGGAATTGGATATTCATGAACCGCATGATGAAAAAAATAACCTTTTTTAGCAAAAATCTTTTCATAATAAAAAGCAATTCCCGCACCCCAATCAAATTTATATCTTAATCTGGTTGTTCCAGGTGTCCAAACTCTTTCAACTTCTTCTCGCCAACCAGGCTGAAGCTCCTCATCTAAATCAAGACTAACAACAATGTCTATGTATTTTGGCAAAAGAGCTAAAGCAGCATTTCTTGCAAGATCAAATCTCCAAGGATTAATACATATTTCATGCACTATTGCTCCATTTTCTATTGCCAAATCTACAGTATTGTCAGTTGAACCAGTATCTGCAATAAGTATTAAGTCTGCGCTTTTGGCAGAATCACAAAATCTTTTTACAAATTTTTCTTCATTTTTACTAATTGCACAAACCGCTATTTTCATAATCTAATCCCTATAAAATCAAAAATCTAGATCCATTCGGTACAGTAACAGTAACTCCATTGCTTAATGTAATAGGTCCAATTGCATGAGCAGAATAACCAGTAGGTATAACCACAGACGTACTCAAAGTCATAGAGTTAATTATTAACCCTTGAACACTTAACCCACCAGTTGTGGGGATAAGTTTGTCTGCTACGTTGTCTTGGTTAATAGCCATTTTTAAACGTCCGTTGCGCCTTGGTATTCAGCCATTGTTTTAAGAACTGTGTATATTGCAGTCATCAACTCACCCTTACCAGCTAAGTCTGCTAGTCCAATGTAGTGTGCGTGTTCCATCACAGGAGACATATTTCCATGTCTTGCATCTTCGTTGTAATGTACGCTCACCTGAACTTGGATGTTGTCTTTGTTTCCAAAAAAGTTCGTGACTCTAGCGTAAGCCTGTGGAGCAGGTGCGCCAAATTGTGTTGTGCCTAAGTTTAGTTTAAGTGCCATGTTAGTTCCTTAATATGTCAATTCGTTAGTTTCTACCCTAGCTGACCAATTGATTGTAGTAGATGCCACTCCAGTTGCAGTAATTTGCAATGCTCCGTTAGTCGTATCCGCTACTGCCGCTACGCTTGATACTGTACCCCATCCTGCTGATATAGCACCAGATGTAGCTCCTAATAATGTCACCGATGGTGTTCCAACTAATGCAGTTGAAGCAACTCCTGTTGAGGCTCTTGATATTACACCTTTGATTTCCCATCCTGCTGCATCTGTTGTTGCAGTATTATGAGCAGATATTAACACTCTAAATGTATAAACAGTTACTGTACCCGATTGCCCTGCTGCCAAAGTCATTTGATTTGTTGCACTAGCAGTTGAAGTATCAGATTTTAAAATATATGTGCCTGTAGTTGTACTTTGCACACCAATAACTAATAAACCCGCCTGAGTTGCTCCATTGTTTCCATTTATAGGAACAACACAAGATGGCATTGCTGTATAACCATTAATTGCTCTTGTTGTCCCCCTTCTTCCACCTATAACAGTTGAATTTCCTCCGTCTGCATAATGAGTATCTCCACCAGATATTGTTGAACCACCACCTAATGCTCTGTGAGACAAACCTCCAGAAATTGTTGATGCAACTCCAGAGGCAATATGTCCTCCAATACCACCACCACTAGTGCTATATGTTCCTCCTCCACCAACAAAAGATGCAAGACCTGTTGCTTGATTATTTGTTCCACCAACAACAACTGAATAATCTCCAGATGCTAAATTTCTATAACTTGCATTACCCGCATCACCACCACCACCAACAAAGCTATATGCTCCTGTTGCTTGGTTATTTCCTCCTCCTACTACTACTCCATGAGGTGTGTAGAAAGATAGTGTTATACCCGCAGTAGTTGTTGCCGCTTGAGATATTGTGAATGTATAAGCAGTTCCTGTTATTGTCGTAGAGGCTACTGTCTGAGATGCTGAAACTGTCCAAGTAGAACCAGAGCCTGAAACAATGTATGTTCCCGTAGTAACCCCTGTTCCTGTTAATACCTGACCTGCAATAATAGTTCCTGATGTTAATGAACCCACAGTTAGCGTTGTTCCACTAATTGTAGATGTAGCCATCACCGCAGGAGTTCCTGTTGTTACAGATGATGTTGCGTAAGTTCTTGGGAAACCAGTAACACCTGTACCTATAACAACTTGTCCGACTTTAATGTTTGCGTTAGTGCTAGACAAATAAAGAGTTGTACTTGCAGTTACAGCAATTGTGGTAGTTTGAGTTGTTACTGTAGAACCTGAAGTTCCTGAATTTCCATAACCACCGCCAATAAAGTTTTGCTCTCCTGCCGCAGTATTTGAATAACCACCCGCTAAAGTTGCAAAAGCGCCACTTACTGTATTGGCAGAACCACCGCTTAAAGTTCCTTGGTTTGAAGAAGTATTTGAATTTGTGTTTCCTCCTCCAACAAATGAATCAGGACCTCCTGATGTATTATTTCTTCCTCCAGAAATAACAGAGCCAATGCCACTTGCAACTTGTCCAGCTGAACTTCTTAATGTCTGCCAATCAACCGCATTAGCACCCCTAGCATTACCACCTGTAGCAGTAGAATCTGTTTTTTGTGCCTGAAGTGCGCCTGTTCCTGCGGGTTGGACAAATAAAGAACCATCGTTCTGTAAACCTATTGTTGACACACCGCTAAATGAAAGCGTTGGTGTCCCGTAAATTGCGGTAGTGGTTGTATTGGTGTATGCGCTTATTAAATTACCAACTTCTAATTGTGCGCCATAAATGTAAAAACCTGAAGTTCCATCACCAGTATATGATGAAGCTCCATTGTCTGTTTGTTTAAATCTAAATTCAAATGGAACATTAGTTGCCGCAATATAGGAAAATACAATGTAAAACCTATACCAACCATTGCCTACAGAAATAGCAGTTCCTGTTGCATTACTAGATGTTCCAACAGTTCCTGTTGATGGTTGAAAATGACAGTAAGATGTTGCACTATTAAAAGAAAAGTTTACCCATCTTGAACCTGAAGCATTTTTAAAATAACCACTAAATACAAAAGTATTGGCAAAAATAGTTGCATTTTGCAAATAATTATGAATAGCAGTTGCAGTTGTTTCAGTTACGATATAAGCATTTGTTCCACCAAATGGGTCTGTTGTTGCCGATGTGGCAATAGTAACTGCTCCAGCAGTCCATGCTGCATTAGTAAATGTATTTGAATAAATAAGAGCGTTATTTCCCGTACCCTTTAACGTCTCAGTCTGTCCTGTAATAGTAGTAAACGTACCTGTAGATGGTGTAGTTCCTCCTATTACTGTGTTGTCTATAGTTAGACCAGTTAGTGCAGATGTGAATGTAGGTGCGCCCGTACCGCCAGACACTAA